AAATACAGAATAATTATAATGAAGACATTAGGCGGTGATCAGCTATTGAAAATGAAATTTGAACGGTTGCCAGTTAGTGATAAGTGGTATCCTATACTTGGCAGAATCGCAGCCGTATTCATGGCTTGCGTATATGGGGAGAGTGGAGAGGGTAAAACCGAATTTTGCGCCCTGTTAGCGGCAGAGCTGGCAAATTTCGGAGCAGTAGCCTGGATAGGATATGAAACTGGTCATGCGGCAGATATACAAGATGTAGTTGTCCGCAATAACCTCAACAAATTTCCCATAAGTTATAGTGACCCATGGCAGAAACTAACCCCATGCACTGCGGACTTTCCTCAGAGCAAGGAGAAAGCGGTAAATGCCTTGTTTGGCGACTTAGTTAACAGGATGATGAAAAAGAAAAGCCCAAAGTACTGGTTCATTGATAGTGCCGATGCAACCAGATTCACTGAAGAGCAGATCATATGGCTCCGAGCAAAGTTCGGAACTAAAAAAGGAATAATATTTATTGCGCATGCAAAAGGTAGAGTACCTGAAAAGGCGGTAAGTAAGAAAATAGAGTTTTACGGCCACATCGGTATTTATGTAAAGAGTTACATCGCCTATCCAGAAAAAAACAGATTCAGCGGCAGGAAGCCATTCATCATATGGGAAGAGGAAGCGAGGTTAAGAAACCCTCTGTTCTTTGAAAAGCAAGAAGCTGGAAGTGTAACAGAACCCCCTAAAACCAAACGCACGAAAAAAGTAAAGGCATGACGAAGTATATAATGAACAGCGAGGGATTTACAGGCAACATCACATTCATATATAATAGTAAAGGCAATCTCGTCGAGTTAATGATTAATAGCCACGATATGCCCGATGACCTGCACACAGGTGTGCTCAACAGCCTGCACATCTTCCGGAGCGATGTATCCATGCGGGAGTTTGCACTGAAATTCAAGAAGCCACTCCACAAAGAGCAGATAGACCTTTCTTTTGAACGGTTAAAGAATATGTACGCTCACGCCAGAGATACCTTTAAAGCTGAGCCAACCTGGAACAGGATGAAGGAAGAGGACCGATATCATACGCTTGTGAATCTGAAAGCCTATAACCGGTATTGCAAACGGAATCCTACCTATACCAAAATGTATTTAGCCAAATACCTGAACGGGCATCATAAAACCAACTGGGATATGGTTCCCGACCTTGAATTTAAATAGCAGCGACAAATGAAAGCAGTAACCAACCAACAGATATCTACCATTCATGCTATACTGGCCAAAATGGGCAAGGTGAATGATAAGGAGTTCAAGGCAAACCTGGTAAAGCAATATACCAGCGAACGCGGCACGAGCACTAAAGACCTGCACTATGAAGAGGCTGACGCTATGATCACAGACCTGAACGGCATGCAGGGAGGCGCAAAGCCGCAAGCCCTAATTAATAAGAAACGAAGGCTGCTGCTGTATTATGCGCACCAGATGAGCTGGTATAAGGAAGGCCGCAAGCTGGATATGCAGCGGATAGACGACTGGTGCGAAAAAAGCGGCTACTTGCATAAGAAGCTGAATGATTACTCACTGGCTGAGCTGAGCAAATTGATATTCCAGTTTGAACAGGTATATATCCACCATTTAAATAGTATTTAAAACAGTTGTATATTTGTTTAACCTTAAAAACTTATTCTATGACAAACGAACAGATCAAATCTTCACAGGCCGAATACATAATCAGAACTGAACGGCGCAAACGCAACCGTTTTGCGGTGATAACTGTAGCAGTAGTGCTCGGGATAGTTGCGATTACGGCAGTAACGGGACAGTTGCCAGGCATTGCTTCATTATTTGGCGGGAAATGAAAATGGGTAGTAAAATAAAACCTTACAGGCCTCTAGAGCATAAGTGGATACCGAAGTACCATACCAAAATGACAGGAGGACTAGTGGTGATAGCAGCAATAGTAGAATTGTTCAGGTTTCTGTGGTGGTGTATTGCGGCTCTATATAAACGGATATTTAAAAGCCCTGCTCTGTGAGCGGGGCTTTTTGTTACCATACAAAATGTGCGGCTAATTGTCTGTACCAGGCTTTCTCCGGTTTCTGTTTGCGCAGCTCCTGTATAGCAGGAGTTTTTTCTTTTAAGATATCGGTGATGCGGCCTGTGCTGATAAAGAACTCTTCCTGCAACTTCAGCAAAATCATATCTGTAGTGTGCTTCCTTTCGCTGAGGTAGAAGTAATACCGGGCGATAAGCAGTTCATTTCTTTTGTCGTTAAGGGTCTTGTCTTCCGGGAATAAAGCAGGAGGAGCCTGCGGAATAATTTCATCGGAGATTTGTTTAATTAAGTGCTTTCCTCTCATTGGGTGTGACAGTTACAAAATTAAAGAATAATATTTGTAAAATCACTTACCAGTAGCAAGTTTACTGTATTTCTTCAGTAACTAGTACCGTGGCCGGAGCGGTCAGTTTTGCAGGCTTTGCACTGAAATCGGTAAAAGATGTGCCGAATGCCATAACACGCACTTTTATGCCCGGCCTTCGGTTGTCCATCTGATAGGCTAAGCGAGACAGTGGCGCGGCCTTCTTATCATCGGCAATAGCGGGCTTCCACCCAGATAGCTTCAAGTATAGCGCCTGTTCCAATTCCAAGAATTCCAGAGCGGCATCTACATAGGTCTCCGGTGTAATGTTGCTGGTACTTGTATATGGGTCGCAAGCCAGCTTTAAAACAATTCTTCCTGATACCTGCTGCACGTTGCTTGTGGCATCTTCCATACTGAAGTCGGTAAGGTCAATGAGGACGCATGGAAATGCCACAGAAGGCCGTTCGTGTGACTCCAGCTGGCCATAGTCCATATCTACATAAGGTATACCCGGTAGCTGCGCTGTTATATATGCCTGCAATGATTTGAATATGTTAGAAAACGGGCTTTCCATTATTGAATTATTTTAAAGGTTGATGATATGTTTTCCCTGATGAGGGCTATGATCTGCTTATCCAGTACCGGACTTGGCCCCAGATAATGCCTACGAGGCATATTTGTGACATGGTTGCTTACTGATGACCTGCGGAATTCGGATGCCTGCATCTGATCGCCTATGGTTGTGAGCTTTGCTAACCTGAGTTTGCCAGATACCTTCTTATAATGCATTGTTACCTCACGATATGGATGGCGAATGCTGCCGCCCTCATTATGTATCTGCGCATAGGGAATACTCGTACCAATGGAGACACTATCTGCTGTGATGGCTATAATGTGTATGCTATTCTTCAGGTGAGCAGTTCCTTTACCTACCAGTATGGCACGTCCTGGGTCTTTATCGGGGTTTCTTTTTACCCATGGTTCAAACACGTCCCCCTGAAACCCCTGTAGCCGAAAGTTATCATTGGTGAATATCTTGGCCTGCGCCCCAATCTTAGCCAACAGGTCGGGCTTCATTGCCTCAAGGGCATGATGTAGTTGGTTTAGCGGTTTTGCAAGCGGATTCTGCATTATTTCTCTTTTGGTGGTATTAACGATGTTCCTTCCTTCAAAGCACTCTTAGGGCATCCGTCGAAGTATGGGCTTCCCTTAGGGAATACCAGATTTTCTTTCGCCAGATTGACCTGAAACATCTTAGGTATCTCTACGTAAGGTATTTTATCAGCAGGTGTTACCTCGTCATTACCCGGCAGCTCCAGTGCCGTACATCGACAGTTCCAAGCCAATGGCGGGTAATGTGTACCCCAAAAACTGTCATCCTTTGGCCTGATGATACCGTCAAGCAACTGATGCTCTAACCTGACACGAGTATCACCCACTGTGACATACTTCAGGTTTGGCATGCTGCGCTTATTCTTTTCAAACTCTACCCACTTGGCGGCATTGAGTGCCCCACTAACGGCTGTATTGTACTCTGGTCGCATGTAACCATTGTACTCGTCCAGTACCTTTCGTGCTACTTTCTCAAAATCAGAGAATGACCTGATCTTATCGCCATCCCTGAGCGCTGACGTGAGATCGCGGAGCTGGTGCCAGTTCTTTGCTGCGGAAAACTGATAAACATTCTTTTCAATGTTTGCCAGCATGTTCCAGTGTGGCGTTTTATAATCTATGGTGGTGAAGTTGCCACCATATCCCTCATAAACACCCTGCATATAGTTACCCGCCATCTGTGCGGTAGCTGCATGGTCAATGTTACCCTCAATAGCATCATCATATACTTTGCGGATAAGCGCCTCTTGCTCAGCTGGCAGCTCATCGGGTGTATTTCCATCATCGGCAAGCGTAGCACACTGCGGACACTTGCAAGTGCCGTATAATTCATTCAGATGCGCCCGGATATCGTCAACCGGGCTTAGGCGAAAAAATCAGACAAGGCATTGCGCAGCGCACGCCATTTCCTAATAAAAGGCTTGGACTTATTATTTGTATCCGGTGATTGTAGCTCCTTTAAAGCGTTTTTCAATGCCTTTTTAGAAGGTTTGTTTTTGGGGTCTGCTGCAATCGTCTCAGCCTCTTTAGTCTGCTTTTGCTTTTCCAAAAGTGCGGCCTTCATTGCGTCATAGTCCTCCGGCTTTTCTATGCCATAAGTGCTGTACCAGTAATCGTCTGATATCGGCAGGTCTTCGGGCATCTGGATATCAATGGACATACGTTTTTCAAGGTATTCAATGCTTATTTCCAATGAATGAGAGAACTTCCCCCCCTCAACAGGGTAACCATATGATGCCAGTATTTGCAGGAACTGCGGACTATTCAGGTAGGCAGTGAGATAGAACAGATCGCTCTTTGATATTTCGTCCTGCTGGTCCTTATGAACCTTGCTCTTGGCCTGGCTACCCGTTTTGCCATTGGTTGTGGTTTCGGTATTGCTCAGCACAATGATGGACATTTCCTGATTCAGGGAATCTTTGAATTTCTCCTGAAGCTCACCGTTTCCATTGCTCTGCTTGCCATCCTTGATGTCGAATTCCACGCCCTTCGGTATCATCAATGCCATAGAGCCGCCAGACTCATCCAGCGTCCTCTTTAGCTCAATACGCGCCTGCGGGTCATAGGCATCATAATACATGATGCGGATAGGTTGACCAAATATTTCTATGAATTGTCCCCAGTCAGCAAACCCATTGCGCTTATATATCACGTATGGGGCTGCTTTCAGGAGTAGTCCTAAGTCTTCCGGTTCACCGATAATAAAAAGATTTGCTGCATCGACATAACTAATACCTTCACTGCCTGTCTGCTCATATGAAATTATCTGCCACTTAGGCTTTATGTGCTTGCGTGGTATCATGCGTGGCATAAACTCAGGACCCGGCTCAAACTCAATTCCGGATATTCCCCAGAGCTGTGTTTCCAATATCCACCGGCAAACATTTCTGAACTGAATGCTGTTAACCAGTTTGTCTACTTCAGGAACCCGCTTATTGCCTTTCTCAAAGAATATCTCCTTATTCAAAACGGTATCTATGCGCTTGGCAATAACGCCCGAAAGATGGCCATCCAGCAAGATATCGTCATACAGATCATATAACCATGTGCGGTTGGGGAAATAGCGGGATTCGGCTGTAATATGAGCATCGCGCCATTTCTGGATATCGACATGGGTGCGCGTTACCTGCCTGATCTGCGTCTCCTGTATTACCAGTTTCGTTTCCTTTGGTTCTATAGGCGCATTGGCATATTGAGTAGAATTTGACTGTTCTCCCTCAGATTGCCTTACCTCTTCAAAATCTTTGCTGGTCAAGTCGACCGTGATGTCTTTGCTCATATCTTATGATTGAAACTGATATTAAAAATGTGTAGAGCGGCGTGGATTAGATGTTGCATATATGGCATCGCCTTGTGCTGCCGTTTCGCCGGTAGTATCGCGGTATGGCCATCCTTCAGGTATGGCGGTGCCGGCCATTATCTTTTTAAGGGAGCTTATGGCATCCTCATAGGCAGACCTTGCCAGTGCTATGTCTTTATTGGGGTTTGCCAAAAGAATTAAGTGCCAAACGGCTATTGCCTTCACCATGTTCTTCAGAAACTCATCGTCAATGGTCGGGTCTTCGGTATCTGTACCGAAAAGTGCTACCAGATCATATTTGTTAAGGTACATCTTCACCTCTTTTATCGCAGAGTTGATAGCCTTGATCACAATAGAGTCGTCTCCCCTGGTTATGAGGGTTTGTATCTCAGGGTATATCCGGGTGCCGAGGTCGGCTGGTGCTATTATTGGCATAATTAGAAGCGTTTTTTATTTGTGGGTCGGGAAAATATATTGATA